TCCATAATTCGAAAATAAATATTTTCAGGATTTATAATATATAAGTTTTTTATATAAAAATCAAACAAAGGGACGTATTTTGTTATTTTTGCTATGTTTATTTTTACTTCTTTTAAATATTGTTTAGGATTTTTTACGTATTTTTTTAATTCTTCTTCACTAGGTAATACAGCTAATTTTGAATATAATTCATCTATTACAATATCTTCTTTAATATTTTTTATATCTCCGTTTGTATATTTTAAATAATATTGCATTTAATAATAATATTATTTAAAATAACTGAGAAGTTATTTATTAATTTATAAATAAAAAATTAATAAATTAATATGTTTTGCTGTCATTTAATACAATGGATTAGTATCTATATGAATTAATGGGTGTTTAATATTGTCTATAGTTATAAATACACTTGGTTGTGTTATTTTATAGAAAAATTGATTACTATTATCATATTTATATATATAAAATGTATCTGGAACCATATTATTTACTATATATACAAAAAATGTATCTATGATGTTTTTATTTTTTTTAAATATATCTAAAAAATAACGTATATATATTATTGCACTTTCTTCATTTTGAAAACAAAGTTTTTTACCATTCCAAGATAAATATTTGTCATTATCTATTTCAATATTATAATACATATTATTTTCTTGTATATAACTCATTTTTATAATAATATTATTTAGAAAAAAATTACTTAAAAATATTTTTAATTTTTTAATTTACCAAAGATTGTTGAGATAAATTGATTTTTTTATTTTGTAAAAAAACATTTAAAAAGTCTTTACTTATATTAACTTATATGGAGACAATAAATAAAAAAAATAAATATGTATCCGATTTTAGTGATTTTATTAATAATTACAAAGTTATTAAGAAGTTAGGTGAAAAGAATATTATAACACATACATCTATAATAGGAGGCTCTTATAATATCCCTGAAAATAAAAGAAATGATTTTTTTAGATTATATAAAAAAGCAATTAAATCAGGTGCTAAATTACATTTAACAGAACAACATATATCACAATCACCTATTATAATAGATATTGATATTAAATATAAAATATTAAAAGAAATACCAAACAAAAGATTATATACAGATGATCATACAACTAAAATTATAGAAATATATAATAAATATATTATAGAATTTTTAAATATAAATAATGACGAACAGCTAAATGCCTATGTCATGGAAAAAGAAAAACCTACATTAATAACGGAAGAAGGTGATAATGAAATATATAAAGATGGGATACATATTATATATCCAAATTTATGTACAAACCCTAAAGTACAGCATATATTAAGAGCCAGTATCTTGTCAAAATTATCAGAAAATAATATATTTTCTGATATAAATCCAATAAATACTTTAGATGATATATTTGATAAAGCAGTTATTGAAAAAACAGGGTGGTTATTGTATGGCTCATGCAAACCAAATTTCAAACCATACCTTGTAACAAAAGTATATAATAAAGATTTACAAGTTATTGATTTTGATGATGATGATATAATTCAAGAATTAAGTATCCAAAGATATAATAGTGATGAAACAACCCCATTAAATAATAATTGGGATTATAATAAAATTGATGAATTATATAATAAAATTTATGGAAAAAATATTAAAAAAGGCATTAAAGGGACAGAATACGATATAAAAATTGCAAATGATTTAGTAACATTAATATCTTATAAAAGAGCGGACGATTATAATAGTTGGATTGAATTGGGTTTTTGTTTGCATAATATAGATGAATCACTTTTAGATTTATGGATTGAATTTAGTAAAAAAAATCATAAATATAAGGATGGTGAATGTGAAAAATATTGGAATAATTTTAAAGACGAAGGACTAACTATTAAATCCTTACATAGATGGGCTAAGCTAGATAGTCCAGATCAATATAATGAATTCATGATCAGAGAATTAAATGATGTATTAAAAAAAAGCACATCAGGTACAAGTTATGATGTAGCAAAAGCATTTTATGAAATGTACAAGTACCAATTTGTCGTGTCATCAATATCTCACAAATCATGGTATTATTTTGATAACACTAAATGGTGTACAATGGATGGAGCATACAGAATCATAAATGAATTAAATGAGAATATGGTGAACCAATATTTAATGATGGCTTCTAGATATTCTAACTTGGTAGTTAAAGCAGAAGGTGATGATAAAGAAAAATATTTAAAGATACAGGAAGATTGTCTTAAGGTATCTTTAAAAATAAGGTCAGCAAGTTTTAAAGAGTCGGTTATTAAAGAGTTATTATCGTTATACTACGACCCTACATTTATCAATAGATTAGACGAAGGTCGAAATTTGATATGCTTTACTAATGGTGTGCTAGATATAAACAGTATGATATTTAGAGAAGGAAGACCTGAAGATTATATAAGTTTATGTACAAATATACATTATGAACCATATGATAAATCAAACAAATTAATACAAGATGTTGAAAATTTTTTGGTTGAAATACAACCACATGCCGATATAAGGGAATATATTATTAGGTTTATGAGTTCGTGTATAGCTGGTCAATCTCCAGACGAAAAAATTCATATTTGGACCGGTTCAGGTGGTAACGGTAAGTCTGTACTCGTCACATTAATGCAGTCCTGTCTTGGAGACTATGCGACTACCTTATCAATTGCATTACTAACACAAAAAAGAGCGGCTTCTAATGCCGCAACACCCGAACTTGCAGACACAAAAGGCAAACGCTTTGCGGTATTCCAAGAACCAGATAACAACGACCATATACATGTAGGTCATATGAAAGAATTAACAGGTAATGATAAAATTAAAGCAAGAAAATTATTTAAAGAGCCTATTGAATTCATTCCGCAATTTAAACCGGTTTTAACATGTAATAAATTACCTACTATACCTTCAACAGATGGCGGTACATGGCGCAGAATTCGTGTTACACCTTTTGAAATGAAATTTGTTGAAAATCCTGTTGAAGATTACGAAAGGAAAATAAATAAAAATTTGAAAGAAATATTACCATTATGGAAAGAAGCCTTTATGAGCATTCTTGTAGAAGCATATAAAAGATATAAGAAAGAAGGGTTAGTAGAACCAGATACAGTATTGGAATACACTAAACAATATGAAAAACAAAGCGATTCATTATACGAATTTATATTTGGTATGATTAGTAAAGGTGACGCAGAAGAATCGTTTAATTTAAGCGAATTATATCGAGATTTTACATCTTGGTATAAATTAAATCACAGTGATAAATGCACATATAGTAAAAATGATATTAAATATGAAATAGAAGAAAAAATAAAGAAGAAATTTACCAAAGACATAATGAAAGGATATAAATTAATTTCATCTGTATCTGGTGATGGTAGTTTAATTAAAAGAAATTCTAGTGAACTTGATTATGATTAATTTTTTTAATATATATAAATATATATATTAAAATTTTTTATAAAATCAAATAAATACTTAATTTGATGATACAACAGTAGTAATATTAGCTGATGGTAGTACCTTATTATCTATAGTGTCATAGTACACAGAGCATATATTTTTATCATCACAAAAGATAATTGAACCACCAAAATAAATTTTGTTAGTCCGAGTATCATATAATTTCATAATTGTTTGAAACATATTAATGATTATATTTTATATATGATTTTTTTTTTAAATTATTTATTAATTTAAAAAAAATAAGAAAATAGTTAAGAATTTAATAAATCATATAATAATATAAACACCAGATATTATTATTTAAAAATTGAATTTTATACATATTAATATTATATATAATTAAAATAAACAATATAATGATAAAAACAAATAAAACAATCACAGAAGATCAACAAATATCTGATTCTGAATCTAATTCTGAAGAATCAGAAAGTGAAATTTTGGAAGATAATAATATTGATGAAACTGATTTAAATAAAAAAAATGAAAATGAAGATGAATATGAAGATTATGAAAATATTGATTGTTTATCTGATTTTTATTATATAAATTATATATTAATTTTTAGTTTTTATATAATATTTATAACTATATAAAAAATTGAAAATAATATATTTAAATATATAACTATATATAATATATAAAGATGTTTTTTTGTCAAAATTGCAATAATAGTTTGGATATTACAAAAAATACAAATGTAAAAAAGGTTGAGAAAGTAGTTATAAATACACCTGAAGAATTTATTAAATCATACAATAATACAAATACACAAAACTATTATTTAAATTTTAATGAAAAAAGTCTTAAATTATATTTAAAAAAAGAAGATTTTAGTAATGATGATTATAGCAATATATTTAATAGTTTTTATAAAATTTTAAATAATCAAAAAGATTTATCTCAATTTTATTTTAAATGTGTTAATTGTAATACACAAAATGTGTTACAAGCTGGTACTATTTTATATAGTATTAGTTTCACTTCAACTAATATTTTTGATATGACAAATGAAGATATAATGATAAAATGTCAAGACCCTATATTACCAAGAACTAGTAATTATGTATGTCCAAATACAAAATGTAAAACACATAAAGATATTGACAGTAAAGAAGCCGTGTTTTTTAGAAATGATAAAAGTTATAATTTAACATATATATGCTGTGCATGTTATAATCAATGGCATATATAAATATTAATTTATTTAAAAATTGAATTTTATATATATTAATACTATATATATAAAATTTATAATATAATGAAAAGAGTTAATAAAAAAAATACTGAAGAAGATAAAACTTCTAGTTCTGAAGAATCAGAACAAGAAAGTGAAATTTCAGAAATTATTGAAGATGATGTAGAATTTGATGATAATGACGAAGAAGAAGGTGATGAAGAAGAAGGTGATGAAGACGATAATATTGATGATACTGAATTAAAAAAAGAAAATGAAATTGATAATGAAGATATTATTGATTGTTTTTATGATTTTGAACAAAACGAAATAAATAATATACAAAATAATGATGTTCCTAAAGAAGATAGAATTACAATGCCATATTTAACAAAATATGAAAGAGTTAGAATACTAGGTACACGAGCTAAACAAATATCGTTAGGTGCAACAATATTAGTAAAAAATGTTGATTTAACAACTAAAAGTCCTATTGAAATTGCTAAAATAGAATTAAGTTTTGGTATTATACCCTTTAAAATTAGAAGACCATTACCTAATGGTAAAGTCGAAGAATGGAAAATATCTGAACTAGTTAAACCAAACCAATAACTTATTATATTTAAATTTATTTATTAATTAATTTATAGTCTCCTATATTATAAAATAATAATCTAGCACTTGTTTAGTACTGTCTAAATATGTATGGAAATGCATTTCCATACATTACTAATCAAGTATTTTGCATATTTTTTCTATTAATTTATCTACATCTATTTCAGTAGAATTTTTTAACACTATCTCTAATATTTTACCACTTTGTTCTATTGGTAAAAATTCTTTACACATTACTAATAATTTATCAATAAATTCTTTTTGCTGATCATCATTTAAATTCTTTGTTTTAATTAATACAACTAATTTCTCGCATAAAAGCTTTAAATTGAGTATCAAATGAAAATATTTGCGCAACCTTGCACAAGGATCTTGGCATCCTAAACAAAAAGGGTTACAATCAACGGAATCACCATACTTTTCTCTACAGCATGGGTTCGAATCCTTTGATCCATTTTGAAAATTTATTCTCACATAATTATCTAGATTATTTATTTTTTCAGTATCAATGGATAATAGATAATTCACTACTTTTTCATCTATTTCTTCGTGATCTTCTTCATCTATGTTATTAATACACCATTGGATCACTTGTTCATTATCATTATAATCAATTTCATCAATATATACTAGATCCATTATTATAATATTTATAATTTTAATTTCTATAAATCAATTATTAAATAAATTGTTAATTATTCAATTTTTTTAATATATAATTAATTGCATCAAAAAAATAAAAATTGAATTTAATTTTATTAGTAAATATAACTAATATTTATTTTATTAATTATAAATATGAAAAGTATAACTTTACATACTTGTCCTTGTGATTATTATTCTCAACAACCACAAGGCGATTGTCAATGTGAATGTCAAAATACTGGTAAAAAAATGTTACATGTAGAATTGTCTTACAACGACTATAATTATTTTGCCAACATATTAAAGTATGACCAACGCCTTATGAAATCATACAAATATTATCAATCAAAATACCAAATTAAATTTGTATATTTTGAAAATAATGATGATATTGAAAAAACTGATGATACTGATAATACTCTTTTAGAATCGTTCATCAATTTAAATCTCTAATTTTGTTTATATATATAAAATTGAATTTTTTATTTTATAGAGAATGTTATTAATTTTATTATTAAAACATTATGTCTAGTAATATTAATACTCTCAGTGATATCATCAAACAAAAACAAATAAAGATATCATTAAATGATATTAATACTCTCCGTAATATTATCGAACAAAAGCGAAAAAAGATTGATAAACTTTACAATAAAATAAATGGTTTGCATTCCACAATAGAATTTCAGACATTAGAATTGAATGAGTATATACGTGCATTTTAAATGCAGCTTGAAACTAAGGATTAAAATATAAATCCTTATGACTTTTCTTGATATCTGCAAATAATTAAAGAAGAATATTAATTTACTTTATATTATTTTCAATAAGTTCATTATTTTTAAATTAAATAATTTATTTTATTAAATATATAATATAATACCCATTAAATCGATATACAGTTACATTATAAAACATATGATATAAATTACTGAAATTATAATTATGAGGAACTTTTATATAGATATATTTTATATCTATATCTTTTATTAATTTTAATATGTCTATATCATTTAAATATAAATTAACTATTTTGTCTATTTTATAATAATATCCACTCCAAGGAGGATCTAAAAATAAACAATAATTATTTTTATCAAATTTTATTTTCCTTTCTTTTAATGTTTGAATAATATCGTCACATAATACAGTTACATTTTTTAATTTATATACCTGTATATTGTTCTTTAATTTTTCACAAGTTAATTTATTATATTCAACAGCATATACATGCTTAAAATAATCTGAAAATATTATAGCTCCTATACCTATATTACTTGTTCCGTCTATTATATATTTAATAAACGGTGTGTTTGTTTTTATTAATTTTGATAATCTAATTAAATCCTTTGGTTTTGATATTGAAAAAGCAGAATCCAATGATATTTCTAATTTTGATTGGTCAATATTTTTTTTAGGAAAATATATATTTATAATGTCGTTAAAATTTGGAATTTTTGGATTTTCATAAATTTCATTTATTTCTATATTATTTTTTAAACAATATTCTATAGATTTAGAAATATTATTAACTAATACTAAATTTATTGTTTTTGAAATTTTTAATTTATCATGGTTATCTAATATTTGTTTTATACTGATTATTCTTTTATAATTCTTTTTTAACATTTTGTTATATTTTTTATATGCGTTGATAAATATTTTTATAAAATCATTATTTATATTTTCTAGTTTTATTGATTTTATTAATGTATGTACATTTGGTTTATTTTTATTTTTATCTAATGTTTTGCAATTTGTTAAAATAGCTTGCTCTTTAGGATAAAAATTTTGTCCTAAATATTTATCTTTCTTTATATATTCCTCAATAATATTATTTAATATTGTATTTTTACTGTTGTCTTTATAATTACTAAACTTAAAAAAACCTAAATGTAAAAATACAATATTATTATTTAATATCTCAAACTTTTCAAATAAATTGTTTATTAGATAAAAAAAATCAAAGGAAGGTTTATAAATATGGAAAGATTTCATATTTAAATAGAGGTTACCATCTAAATTTAAACATTTTAGTAATTCATTATATGTTATCATTAATAGAGGTAATGTTGAGAGTTCATTATAACACGATTGAATTGAATATAAATTGATAGAATCGATTATAATATTTTGTGTATTGTTTATATATGTTTTAATCTTATTAAAATTATTATAATCATTACAATCAATAATAATATAATCTTTTTGTTCATTGTTTTCAATTATTATTTCATTATAATTGATATCTTCACCGTAACTTATTAATAAAAATACTGTCTTTATTTTACAATTACGTTCTTTAATTAACAAATTTTCCATCTCAAAGAACAAGTTTAATTTATTATTTACTATTTCCCATGGTCCTAATGTTTGTACGACAACAACATCTGAATTATCTGGTAAATTATTTATTATATTTAAATAATAATAATAATATGCCGAATTTACACCAAATTTATAATATTTCCCTACTGGTAATAATATATACTCGTTAATATAAATATTATTATTTTTTATTGTTATAATATCATTATACTCTGATATATAAGGTATAGTATAATTTTCGACAAATGGTCTAAAAAATTTAGAGTGCAAGCTTAATGTTATAAATTGATATTCATCGCATAATATTTGTAATAATATAGCACTATTAATTATTTTATAATAATATTTTAATAAATCGCTATTAAATATTTTTTTAACATTTAAAATATTATCTGTTGTTTTTAACATTTATTATATTTAATATATATATATATATATTAATTTTTTAATATATATATATGTGCGTCCATAGGCTTATATATAGTTATAAATAATAAATGAAATATTTTGAAAGTGTTTTTGTAAGAGACTTGAATATATTTTTTCTTATTCTAAAATATATTCATACTTGACCTGACCTATGTGCTTGATAACAAGCTTCGGCTTTTCTTTTTGTTTTGTAGTATTGTGAGTATGTATTTTATAATATGAATTATCTTGTAATACGTTCCGTCTTCATAATATGCATCGAATACAGCATAGTCCAATGCATCATCTTCTAGAATTTTACTGTATTTTGCAATTATATTCTCTATGGTTAATATGGCATTATCCATGTCTTTGTAGTACAATTGTGTTTTGAGTACAGACAACTCGCCTACTATATAGTAATCTCTATTGCAAAATGAATGTAACAAGATTTGTGCATGGTCAAAACTTTGTGGGTGTATATACATGTTTTGTAAGTCTTTTGTTGTGAGGTTCGAAAAGTCCGATCGACTTAAATATGCCAGAGAAACTTGGTTTCTCTGGCTTAGTAAGAACAAGTACTTTGCATCTTCTTTTTGCGTCAGTGTATATGGAAAATCTTGATCAGTGTTTTCGATAAAAATTATGTTTGTTTCTTTTCTAGACAAGAACTCAGACTTGATTTTCCAAGCGCCTTTACGAAGAAATATAAATAGACTTGCTGGATTTATAAACAAATGCGTCGAGAATCTTAATTCGATACATTTGTTTTCCATCGCGACACGATAATCATTGATACTGACAATGTCTAGCTTCAAATCAATAGAGTCGATACCTGTGATACCAAACGCAGCACAATCTGTAGAGCTGAATAAGAACTTGGGCTTTTGTTTAAGATAGTCTAGCATTTGCTGCATTGTTTTAGGATCCGGATGCCACAACATCCATAGTACTTTGGCTGGAAGCAAATCGCACATGTAAACTACTTAAAATATTGCTATTTTAATATTCAATGTTTTTTGTAACATTGAATATCACATAATAATAAAAATTCAATTTTTTTATCATTATTCCATATTTAATCCAAAAATTTTAAATAATACAAATGAAAATGCAAAGTAGTTATAGATACTAAATGGAATATTAAATGAATTAATATAAAGTTATTAGGAAACATATATTCTAAAATCCAAATAGTTAAAAGTAATACAGGAAATATAATAAATAACGGTTGTATTTTTATAATTCTAGACGTATCGTAAATTAATATATAAAAAAATGTAAAATGTGCAACTATTCTATCTATATTTTTTATACAATTATGAGTTGGTATATTTGTAATTTTTAAATCATAACCATGTATTAAAATACTTAATACAGTAATTAATAATGATAAATGATGATATATTATATTTTGTGTATAAAACGCATGAATAGTCACTGTTGCAAATAATAAGGATGAAAATTGTAATATTTTCATCTTAATATATTTTATTTATACATTAATTTTTTCAAATTATTTAAATCTTAAATATGTAATTATATCATACACAATTTTTTTATATACTTATAAATAAATTAAGATTTTATTTTATTTATAAGTATATAATCTATATCATTTTTATCAATTAAAGAGTAATATTTAATTGCTTTTTCATAAGGATGAAGTGGTAATAGAGTAAATATATGTGAATATGTAATCATTTTAATATAATATATATATTCTTCTCCATATGTATTTTTTACAAAATTAAATAGTTTTTCAATAAAAATTGTAGAATTATTGTTTGTAAGGAATATATCATGCATAATTTCATCATAACCAATCAGACTTTGATATATTTTTGCAAAGTCATACATAATATCACCATATATAGACATTGTATTATTGACAATACCTCTCATATCAATAAATATACTATTATTTTCTTTATTTAGAATAATATTAGTGAAAACCGGATCACCATGATACATTCTTACAATACCTTTATTTGTATAAAAATTAAAAAAGGTAAGTAATTTATTATATATATCATCGGCATCTTTTAATGATGAATATATTGGATCAAGAAATCTTTGTTTAAGGCGATTTATATAATGTTCATAAATAATATAAAGTTCTATATCAACATTATCAATAGAATGAATAGAATGTAATGATTGCAGTATTTTGTCAAATATGTCATTTATCATATTACCATGTACATACAAATATGAAATATTTATTCCATGTATTTGTTCAATAGTATAAGAATTATTATCATATTTAATTAAAAGGGGGAATAGATGTTTAACAGTTTGTGGAATATTATTATAGTAAAAAATTTCTGCTTTTATTTTCTCAGGATCACCTTTTTTAACAATTACATCAAGTTGTTGAATAGAGATATTATTAAAATTTCTTTCTTTAATATTATTTTGGTAGTACCCTGTTTCTTTTTCCAAATCATAATAAGCATTTATTCCTAAATCATCAATATAAAAATCAGCATAAGGTTTTCCAAAATAAATTTCATCATATGGTATATTTAAGAGTTGTAAACAATCTATTGTTTTTTTCCCAATATCAGCAATAACTTTACCTTGACAGCCGTTATGTGTTTTCATTCGTCTAGCTGTATATAATATAATTGTATGTCCCATACTTTTGAGGAATTTTAGATAATTTACATTTTTTTCAATAATACTAGAGTTATCATAATTTTTGTCAGATATAATTAGTGTATTATCAATATCAAAACAAAATCTTTTGGTATCATTTTTATTTTGCAAAGCATACATTTTTAACTGATGAGGAGTACCTACACAATTAAAATCATTTTCATTTATTATTATTGCATTAAATACATGTTTGTCTTGTAACATCAAATCGATAACACACGACGTATAATATTCATTATTATATGTATATTTTTTTTGTAATACTTTATTACAATAATTTTTTAGAATATTTATATCATAAAAAAAATATGCACCTGTATTTGCTAGATTACTTATTGGTTCTTTTTCTTTAATTTCATTTATTATATTATTATCATTTATTTTAATATATGAATAAATTGGTAATAATTTATTATCTTTAAAACATACTATCCCATTTGTTTTTATTGTTTTACATATAGATAATATATCTATATTATAAAATGTATCACAGTCACATATTAATGTTTTTTGATGTAATTTAGATAAATCGTAATTTGACAAAAAAGAATAAATTGTTTCTATTGCACCTGATGTATAATTATTTAGTTCATGAATTATTGTTGTTTTTGGTATAATATCATGAATATTAAAGTTATTTAGCTCTTTATTATAAATAATAATTAATTTATCATTGGGTTGTAATTTAATAGAATTAATAACATATTTTAGCATTGGCATTCCATTAATATTAATAAATGGTTTAGGCTTTTGATATCCATTTATTTTGAATCTTTCTCCAGTACCACCAATTGGAATTATAATATTCATTATAATATATGATTAAAAAATTATATTATTTTTTAATCGTATAATATATTATATGGTTAAAAAAATTATAATATTATTTTTATTTTTATTAATTCTAATATACATTTATTTTACAATTATATTTTCATCTAATTTTGGAGTAGAAAAACCAGGAGTAAAAAGAAAAGATAAAAAAGTAGCTTTATGTATATCTGGACAAATTAAAGATAAATATAAATTAGGATTATATAGTATTAAAAAGTATATTATTGACGTTTTAGATGTTGATGTATTTTTTAATTTTACTCCTGTTGAAAATACAAAGGTACAAAATGATATTCTGAAAATATTAAAACCAAAAAGATATGTATTTGAAAATATTAATAATGATAGTTATATTAATGAATATAGTAAAAACTATAAAATTATGATGACAAGAATAATTAATTGTAACGAATTAAAAAAGCAAGAAGAAATATACAATGGATATAAGTATGATATTGTTATTAGGATAAGACCAGATTTTTTAATGAAATCAAGTATTCATGATTCTATAATAGATTCAGATATGAGTAACAAACTATATTACTATGATTTTTTGTATTTACCAATATGTAGTTATTATGGTATTTCAGACCAATTTTTTTTAACTGATAGTGCTACTATGGATAAATTATTAGTACCAGAAGCTATACATACAACGTGTACAAAATGTTTATATTCGGAATATTTTTTATATAAACATTGTAATAATATTGGTATTAAGTTATATATTTTTTTAAACTCATCGTTAATATATAGGTTATCTGATAGTGATTTTTTTAATTTCATATATAATTTTGTAAAAGATAAAGGTATTACCTATATTATCCAGCCTAAATTTGTATGTGATATTATTGATTAAAGTATCTAACATATTAATTGTTTTTTATTCTTTTTTTGAACTAGTACCTAGTATATGTTCAATATAATACTTTAATATTTGTTTTTTCCATTAGAAATTACGACATTAATAAAAAAAACATTTTTTTGTTTTTTTATAAAGTAATTATAGGACATGATAATAAATTTGTCCATTATGATGTACAATCTGTTTTTATATAACAGGCTCTAGTGATAGCTCAATGGCTCAACATAGTGTTCGAAACGGCAGTTTTGACCACGAGGACATCCATTACGTGCAAAGTCGTTGCACATGTTTGTACAACGAGGACCACAGAAATGCCAATAGTTGCACTTGCATTCAAGAGACCCGGTCATTTTATAAGTATGAACAGGAGCACCAGTCCGAACAGGAGCACCAGACCGAGGAGCGCTAGTACCAGTCCGAGGAGCAAGAGCACCAGTCCGAGGAGCAGGAGCGCCACCCTGAGCGCCAGTACGAGGAGCAGAAGCGCCACCCTGAGCGCCAGTACGAGGAGCAGGAGCGCCACCCTGAGCGCCAGTACGAGGAGCAGGAGCGCTAGTGCGAGGAGCAGGAGCGCCACCCTGAGCACCAGACCGAGGAGCAGGAGCACCAGACCGAGGAGCAGGAGCGCTACCCTGAGCACCATGAATAGGATGGGTCTTGTCGTGCAAGTATTCGCATGATTTGTTGTAACAAAAATCACCGTAGCGACATGGTGTCTTTACAGACATGGTAGTATTGGCAGTGACGCCAGTAGTTTTAATCTCAAATGTCACACTTTCATTTGGGGTTGTAATCGTCACAGATGTGTTGGACATTATTGGATTAAAGTCAAATAATATAAATAATGAATATAATAAACAAAATAATATTCAATTTTTTTGTTTAATTGTATAAAGTAATCAAAAATGGTGTTTTTTACACTCTTTACCATTAGGACATTTTCCCGTATTAATAAAGTCTTTGCATATGTTATTACACGAGCGCCCACAAAAATTATCATTGTTACACATACATGAACAGTTAGCCAGTAGGCTGGCTCTAGATACAGCCCTGTAAGAGCTATCTGTACTAACTTCAGGAGCATCAGGAGCATCAGGAGCATCAGGAGCATCAGGAGCATCAGGAGCATCAGGAGCATCCGGAGCATCGACAGTATTAAGAGTATTATCAGTATTAAGAGTATTATCAGTATTAAGAGTATTATCAGTATTAAGAGTATCAGGAACATATGTCATATTTGGATTCACAATATAAATCATATTATTAGTCACATTAGTATAACATTCTGGATTTAATCTACAATAATTGTTACAAGCAATGTAAATATCGTTTTCCCTAAATGATTCAGAATGAATTTTATAGATAATATATCCATCAAGGGTAGTAACATTTACATGAGGAAATAAAGTATCCATTTTTGTTATGTTTAATAACATATAAAATTAAACAAATAAAAAATCAATTTTTTTATTATTAAGGTTCACATATGTCAATTAAGAATAGAGAAACAAAAAACACAAGTCTTATAACAGACTTGTGTTTTTTTAGGCGTATTAACACTATTTTTTTCCTAGACATTGGTATTGTCTGAGATGTCTGAGATGTCTGAGATGTCTGAGATCAAAAAGTGCATTTATTTCAAAAAGATGATCACTGTTAGCATCACGATGACGAGTATGAATGCCATCAAGACTTTCACCACATCAAACCAACCATTTGGCTTAGTATGGATAACCAATCTATAGTGCGAGTATTCATGCGAAGTGCTTGGGTCCTTTTTCTGGTAGTGATGCAATACTAGACTTGGATAGTATGTAGTGAAAGAGTTTATGAACTCGTTATTGGTACGATTGTACACGTATACAAAAGACTCCTGGTTATTATAATACTGGATAGCCATTGGTTTGAATTTAATTAATATAAACAATGAATATTATAAACAAAAAAATTCAATTTTTTTTGTTTAATTTTATAAAGTAATCAAAAATGATGTTTTTACACTCAAAAAAGAATTAGGAACTGAATCATATACGAAGTCATATTCAGGATTGGATATAGTGTCAGTGTCCGATACAGTGACAGTATCCAAGACAAAGAACATTGTCATTAAGAACAGAGTCAGCTCTTAAAAAAACATTAATATAACTAATTAATGTTTTTTTTAACTGTCTTTATCTACTCTGATAATAAAAAAAGATATTTTTTGTCAAAATCAGTCTTATAAAACATATGTCTTATAACAGACTGATTTTGCACAAGTAACTGTAATTCTAACTCTAGAGCCAATCGTGACTGTCTCTCGAGTTTCCTAGAAGTCGGCATCAAGCCTGAAGTTTTTTTTGTCTTCAGGCTTTAGAAAGCCGGGTGTGTGTTTGTAATCTAGGCGAAGATATTCGAAGTCGGGATTGAACGTGTTTTTGTACACATATGGAGCATCAACAACACGTTCAACTGTGGTATTTCCACAGTTAATACAAACACGTTCTGTGTATGGCATTTTTTGATTTTAATTAGTTAAAATAGCTAAAAGCTGCAAACAATAAAAAATTCAATTTTTTAATTATTTGAACTCAAGTGCAAATCCTATTATAAATAATTATATTTATGATCATTTGTTCTTTTTTCTTTAGGGATATATAGTAATGCAAAACTATCTTTTTTTACAGCTAGTCTTATAATATCATCCGTCATTTTATCCACAGGTACATATTCTAATGCTAAACCATCGTTTTGAATAGCTAACTCAATAATTTCTTCTGTAATTTTATCTTTAGGAACATGTTTTAGTGCACAGCCATTGTTTTGAACAGCAAATTTAATAATTTTTTTTGATTTTTTATGTTCAGGGACATATCCTAATACTAAACCATTGTTTTGTACAGCTAGTTCAATAATTTCATATGACATTTTTTCTGTAGGTACATATAGTAATGAAAACCCATTATTTTGCACAGCTATCTTAATAATTTCATGTGACATTTTTTCTTTAGGTACATATAATAGTGTAAAACTATTTTTTTGCACAGCTAGTTCAATAATTTCGTTTGTCATTTTATATTTAGGTACATATTTTAATGCATAACTATTATTTTGAATAGCATAATTAATAATATCTTCTGTCATTTTTTTTTCAGGTACGTATTTTAATGCTCTATAATTATTTTGAATAATATATTTAATAATATCATCTGTTATTTTTTCATCAGGTACAAATAACAACGACATATAATCATTGTTTACGTACTGTTTAATAATTTTATCAGTAATATCATTATTCAATAAATGATGATATTTTTTTAATAAATATTCTATATCTAAAAATGACATTTTAATTAATATTTTAATTTTATAATATTTAAAGCCTAATATTATTTTGCGTTTATCTGGGTTCAAAGACAATAAAATTGTTTGTGTTTCTTTTGAAAATTTTAATAATTTTATTAATTCAATTATAATTTCTGATTTTGGGTTTGATTTATGATAAACGTTTAGTAATATTTCTTTTGTAAAAGGTTCTCGATTATGAGGAATTGTAGCAATCTCATGTCGCATGTAATAATATATTATTATTGCAGATAAACTATTTGCATCATACACCTGTTTATGTATTATCACTTCTCTGTCTTTATGTATAGGTTCGTATGTTATAGGATCTAATGTTTCTGTTGTTTCTACATTTTGTAAATTAATATACATCAAATAATATTATATTTTAAAATTATTACTATTTATTATATCTTCTTTATATATTTTATTATTATTTTTTTGACATAATCTAGCTCGCTGCTGCATCTCCTGTACGGGACATCAAATTTAATAATTTCATTTTATATTTTTCAGGTACATAACGCAATGCTTCACCGTTATTTTGAACAGCTAGTCTTATAATTTCCTCTGTCTTTTCTTTTTCAGGAACAAAACTCAATGCATTGCCGTAATTTTGAACAGCTAGTTTAAGAATTTCTTTTGTCATTTTTTCTTTAGGTATAAATCGTAATGCCTGACCATTATTTTGAACAGCTAGTTTAAGAATTGCATTTGACATTTTATGTTCTGGTACAAAACGTAATGCGCTATAATCATTTTGAACAGCTAGCTCAATAATAACTTCTGTTATTTTATCACTATCTAATGCATGTTTTAATGCACAACCGTTATTTTGAACAGCTAGTTCAATAATTGTTTTTGTCATTCTTTCCTTAGGGACATATTCTAATGCGCAACCATTATTTTGGACAGCTAGTATTATAATTTCTTCTGACTTTTTATTATTAGGGACATATTGTAGAGCACAACCATTTTTTTCGACAGCTAGTTTAATAATTTCATCTGTCATTTTATATTCAGGAACATGCATTAATGCATTGTAATCTTTTTCAACAGTAAATTTAATAATTTCATCCGTTATTTTATCTTCTGGTACATATTCTAATATGTCATAACCATCTTTTTCAACAGCAAATTTAATGATTTCATCAGTTATTTTATCTTCAGGTACATGTATTATTGCATAACCATTATTTTGAACAGCTAAATTAATAATTTCATCTGTTATTTTATATTTAGGTATATATTTTAATATGTAACTATCTTTTTCAACAGCTAACAAAATAATATCATCCGTTATTTTGTCTTCAGGTACAAAAAATAATGCAAAACTATTATTTTCAACGGCAAATTTAACAATTTCATTTGACTTTTTTTTTTTAGGTATACATTCTAATGCAAAAACACTATTTTCAATAGCTAGTTTAATGATATCATCTGTCATTATTTCATCCTGTATAAATAATAATGCTCTATAATCATTTTTAACTTCTTTCTTAATAATTTCTTCAGTTACATCATTATTTGATAAAAACTGATACTTATTAATTATAAAATCAATATCTAAAAAATCAAAATTTAAAAATTCAATATCTAAAGATAATAATTTTTTTTGAGTTTCTTTTGAATAGCCAAATTTTAATATTTTTATTAATTCAATTATAATTTCTGATTTTGGGTCAGATTTATTATAAATATTTCGTAACATTTCTTCTGTAAAAGGTTCATTGTTATGAGGGATTGTAGCTAATTCATTTTTGTAATAAGAATGGATTATTGTTTCAGATAAACTATTTGCATCATATAATTTATTATGTATTGATACAGCTCTGTCTTTATGTATAGGTTCTTGTGTACTTTTTAAATATAACATTTATGTTTATTAAACTAAATATTATATTATAAAATGATATAAAAAAATCATGCATTAAAATGCATATTGAATATTCATATTAATAATTTAAAAAATAACCATGTATATTTGCTAGTTCAATAATTTCATCTGTCATTTTGTCTTCTGGAATATAATCAAACATATCTGAAAAGATAAATTCTTTTTTGATAGCTAACTTAATAATTTCATCTGTTATTTTATCTTTTGGAAAATATTTAAATATATTAAAATCATATTGAGCTTCTTTAATAGCTACTTTAATAATTTCATCTGTTATTTTATTTTCTGAAATACAATCAAATATATCTGAAATTGAAAAGGATTTCTCTTTTTTGATAGCTAAAGTTTTAATAGCTAGTTTAATAATTTCATCTGTTAAATTATGTTCAGGAACATATAAAAATGCAAAACTATTGTTTTGAAAAGCTAATTTTATAAAATCATTTGTTAATTTATCATTAGAAAGATTAGAAATAGCACGATAATCACATTTAATAGCTAGTTTAATAATATCATCTGTTAATAAATAATCAGGAACAAATAGTAATGTTCTATAATCTTCTTTAACAGCTTGTTTTATTAGTGCTTTTCTTATTTCAAATATAATGTCATTATTCAATGAAAATTTATTTTTAATTAATTCAATATTATTTTTCAATAAATAATTATAATTATTGAATAAAAAATCAATATCTTCATAATCATAACAATAAAGTTTACTTAATATTTTTAATAATATATCACAATTTTCAGGTACTAAAGATAATAACATATTTTGTGTTTCTTTTGGAATTTCTAATATTTTCATTATTTTAATTATAATTTTTGATATTATATCTGAAGGAGAACTATTAATAATATTATTTAAAAAAATATTACATAATATTTTTCGTTGTGTATCATCTACATAATTTATGATAATACTTAATTTTTTAAATAAATTATATGCATCGAATACTTCTTTATGTCTTATTATAGCATTATTTATATGTATAGGTTTGTATGATAACATATCTATTACTAAACTTCCATTGTTTTTATTTATTATATAACCTTCTTTATTTTTGGCATAAGACATTCTTGCAATAATATTAGGGCTGTTTGTCAGTCTGTTAGATTATATGCATATCCATCTTCTGTACAGGTCATTAATAAATTGTATTAATTTATTAAATTTAATCATTTATTATTCAATTTTTTTATTTTAAATTATTCAATAACAAGATTGTTAAAGTTTTAGAAGGTTAATTATGAAAAAATTGAAAAATTAATTTATAAATAATTTTTCAATTTATAGATTAATTTTTAAAATAATGACAGAACCAATACATCCCTGTATTTTTTTTGAATGTGATACATTTAAAAATGCCAAAAAAAAAGCAATAGAACTTGGTTTTACGCTAGAAGAATTCTATTCTATGAATAAAAAAGCAGGATATGACATCAACTGGAAAGAATCAAAGGTCCAATATTTTAAAGACTTAGAAGCTGATGAATATCAAAACCAAGATATGGATGATAAATTTATTGCAGGACTATGGCAATGATACTAAAATTAAAATATTTTTATATTATTAAATAACAAAATTGTTATTATATATTATAATAAATTCTGAGTTTTAATTTTAGTATCATCTTGATAATAATATTATAATATTTGTAGTTATTTGTATGCTTTTTTTAATTCTAAAATATAAATTTTAGAATTATTTAATAAATTAATTCTATAAAACTAATATAAATTTTGTATTGCTTGTACCGGCTCTGGTAATTATGATGTCATATATTTGTTATAATTCACTATGAATGCGAGTACTAGTTACATATATTTGTAACATGTATATAGTGAGTTGCGACGGGTAACTAGTTACATACGACTGGTAACCTGTGACTGGTGACTGGTGACTAGTAACCAGCAAATATGGAAACCATGTTCACGAGTGATACATTTTCTTTTGATATTGGAACTAATGATATGGATGCTTATGCGGATACCCCAAAGTTTGCGTTCATGAGTGAAACTACAGATCCCGACATATTTTACTTTTTTAAGGATGCTTTGGAGGACAAAGAACCTCTGGACATTTCAGAGTTCTTCACTGATATGCTTGTAGATATGGAACCGTTTGATTATATGATACCAATTGAGGGTGAGTAACTATAACCGACAATAAATTTGATTTATAAATGCTTACAAATGCTTATAACGCTTACAAATACTAACAAATGCTTATGTTTATACTGCTTACAAATGCAGGTAAAGAGATAAATAATTCGCGATCTGCACCTTTTGATAATCCTGTCGATCTCTTGGAGACTTCGCTTATGGAAGATGTATGTTTAGATGATTTTGATTTATCATCATTCGATAATTGCAACCCAATTCTGGATTGCAACCCAATTCTGGATTACAACCCAATTGTTGATCTTGGTAAGTGTATTCTGTGTATATGCAATATTAACGTGAATATTTTTGTAAGCAATACTATAATTTTTACTTGATATGCAGACTCCGAAGGAGACTCTAGAGCCCGTCTTTACAAGACAGGTTGTACAAACTCCGAAGGAGACTCTAGAGCCCGTCTTTACAAGACAGGCTGTACCTCTACTTTTTGGGATGACCCGTTTGAGTCTAATTTTACGGCTCAACCTACTGGTTTTGATCAGCTGTCTCAATCTACAGTTCAGTCAATGGATCCATTTAGTTCCAACTTTATGGTTCCTATGGTTTCTCAGTCAATGGATCCATTTAGTTCCAACTTTATGGAGTCATTTGGTTCCAACTTTACGGCTCAGCCTATGGATGGATTTACGGCTCAGCCTATGGATGGATTTACGGCTCAACCTATGGTTGGATATACGGCTCAGCCTATGGATTCATTTGGTTCCAACTTTACGGTTTCACCTCAACCTATGGAGTCATTTGGTTCCAACTTTACGGCTCAGCCTATGGATTCATTTGGTTCCAACTTTACGGCTCAATCTATGGATGGATTTACGGCTCAACCTATGGTTAGATATACGGCTCAACCTATGGAGTCATTTGGTTCCAACTTTACGGCTTCACCTCAGCCTATGGATACATTTGGTTCCAACTTTACGGCTCAGCCTATGGATTCAACTCAACACATGGTTGATTGTTCGGTTCAGCCTACTTCATCTTCTTACATGGATATGCTAGGAGACTCCATTACCATTACACAACCACAGGTAAGATGAATTTAACACAGCATTTAAATAGTATTCATATCAAAATAAATTACTAATCTTATTTTTTTGTTTATGTTACAGGTGTTATTAAATGCTGTGAAATCAGCATGTCTGTTAAGGCGTAACCCTAATAAGAAGCCTGTAATAATCATGAAGGAGAACATCATTGATGAAGGTTTAGTAAGATCCAATAACCTGCTCTATAGTCAGATGTTGAAGACCAAACCCTCAGATGTGCCTCGTCTAGTAGCACATGTTCCTGGGTGTATTAATATCATTACTAGTTGTTATGATATGAGGCTTATCCTGAAGATGATACCTGAGATGTGCCAAACTGAAAAATGTGAAGAAGAAGACTTAGATATTATGTTTAGTGACTTCTTCATCAGGTCGTGCTGTGGTACTTATGACGTTCTAAATAAAAAGGTAAGTGGATGTAGCATATTGTTATGTATATTCCATTGTTTTATTGTAAACTAAATTTATTTGTTGTTTATGTATGTACTAGGTACTACCATGTAAGAACCACCCTAAACGTGGTAGCCTCTTCTGTCATGACCATGATAACAGTAATAACGACTTGAGTATCATTGGTTCTGAGTTTGATATCTACAAAGAAGTGAAGCCATTTATGAAGTTCCATACATCATCCTTAAATCCCAAAACTCCTAAAGTCATGAATCATTTCCATGCGGCTAAGAGCTCTGGTGAGAATGTTCTAGATGAAGCGGAGGTGAGGAGTACTAACCAGAAGATATTTAGTAACTTGAGAGATAAAGATGGGTTTGAGTTTAATCATAGGATGATTACTAACCATCCTTCAGCTTACCATTTGAATAGGGCTTGTTATGATTATAGGTTAATGTTTAGTATTATAGGTTATATGGCTGAAGAAGATGAAGATAGCCTTACTTTTGAGCATCTGATGAAGGTGTTTGGTATGTTTTTGTGTAGAAAGTGCTGTGCTAAGATCCCTGGTAAAGGGATGTGTAATAAGAAGAGTTGTCATGGGTCTATTTGGTGTGAGAAGCATTATGTGAATCATCTAGGATATGATGAAGATGATAAGTCTGATGCAGAGATTTATTTAGAGGTATTTGAAGAGTCAAATGGAGAACATAATAGCACAAGGGCTATTGTGCCCAAAAAGAGGGTTCAATAATTTGAATAACATATGACTCAATAATTTGAATAACATATTACTTGATAATTTGAATAACATTTTACTTGATAATTTGAATAAAAGAGGGCTCAAATGTAATATAATAATCGGTTTAGAATAAAGTCAAAAAATCGGTTTAGAATTAAGTCTAATAATCGGTTTAGAATTAAGTCAAAAAATCGGTTTAGAATAAAGTCAAAAAATCGGTTTAGAATTAAGTCAAAAAATCGGTTTAGAATTAAGTCTAATAATCGGGTTAGAATTAAGTCTAATAATCGGGTTAGAATAAAGTCTAATAATTGGGCTAGAATGATTATCATTTTTGTAGAATCCACAAAAAAATAACAATATTACAAATTAAATAGTAAGTAAATCAATATAAAAATTATTAAAATAAAATAATGTATTATTATTAATATCACGGATATGTAAATATAAATATTTTTTTAAAGCAGTATTGTAAATGATATCAGATATATAATTTATTTGTTTAGTTAATAGATCTTTACTTGGAATTTTTTTAACAACAATTTCAATTGTTATTTTAATATTATTACTAGAAGATTCAGATATAGATATTGCTGATAATAATTCTAATTCTTGTTCATTCATTCTTATTTCAACATTTGTATCTGAATCTTCAAATAATACTTTAATCCCTTCTGAATCTTCATAAGTTGTCAAATCTATTTTAGTAATGATATTATTATTTTCTATTAATGCATATATTTTTTTAGCATTATATAACAACGGACTAGTATCTTTAATTAATTCAATAATTTTATTAAAGATAAAATTATCTTTATAATAACGGTAAACAATAACATTCTTCATATTTATTAAAATGCTACTTGGTTTTAAAGGCGATAAAGGTAAATCATCTTTAATAAAATATATAGGATATCCTAATTTATTTGACAGTTCTTGTTGTATCCAAATAATAGGTTCGTTTGGAAATAAATAGTGAACATATGTTTCAGAATTATTAATGATAAAGTTGACGCACTTTTTAGCCATTTGATTTGTATAGTTTTCTAGAGTCTTGTTAGACTGTACAAATATTAAAATTTATTATATTTTAACAAGTATTTATATCTCTTAATATTATATTAGCTTTAATAATATAATGAACAGTATTAATAATTATATCAAAACAATAATTTGTTAATTATATCTTCTTATTTAATAGTATTAATACTATAGATACTATAAATATTAATATAACTAATATTAAAAACATTTTACAAATATGAATGAAATAGCAACTATAAATGATTTATTTATT